AGTAGTGATCTCCCTAAGTAAACCACAAACAATTTACAATCTATTAGAGAATCTAAATAGGTGTTAAACCATTTAAACACTGTTTAAACAATGAAGCACTTAAAATAAACACAATTATGTATAATAATTGTATTTACAATGCTTCATGATTGAACTGATTATAATTTATGCTCTGTATTTATGCTAACAGATCCTTTCTTTATAAATGAACTTGAACTAATGGTTTTCTTTGAATTTGCATTTTTTTGTTCAAAACAATCTGTGAAATCAATAAGACAGGAATCCTTATCTTTTTTTGTAGTAGACCTAACATTCCTTGTGTGATCATAATACTTAACTGGAACTACAGGGAACTCTTCACAAAGCAGTCTATTTATTAGATAACCATCTTTGTTTTTTAATTCGTTTACTATACTCTTCTGATCTGAGATAGCACCTTTTAGTGCTGTACGAACATTTACTAGTAATTTCGGTTCAAAATCCATCTCTAACGGTCTCCGATATATTCTACAATAGTCCAATAAATTAAAAGAAATTAGATACAATGTTAAGTTATCTAATTTTATAGTTTTGTTTAATCTGCGGTACTGATTGAGTACATGCTTCTTGAATTCCTTTGGAATATATTTAGAACCATAACATGTCTCATCTATGTCATCTTCATTAGATATGTTTTTGCTGACAGACTCAACAATTGAATTAAATTCAGTAACAGGGACTGGAACCTTATAATAAAAGAAATCTGTCTTCTTATCAATACCTAGTAAAGGTATATGATTTAGTCCATATGTTTCATAACCAGTACTGGATCTACCTAAATAGTCAAGTTTGTGTTCTACCTTATCACTTATTGGCTCAATTAACTGATTAAATGCAGTTTTAAGCCTTTCCATGTCATCACCCTCCAACTTATTTTTCAACAGTAACATGCTTTGACCATGTTTATAATTCTTTATAAATTCAATAACCAGGTTATAAAGATCTTCATTTATTTGTAGATATGTTATAGCATCCATATTATTTATCATCTGTGAGTAGATATGGCACTTTTCAACTAACACAAAATGTTCAATTGTACCTTTATAATCACTTTTTACAAATTTTTTGTAAAACAAGTAACAGTTCCTGCAAGAACTTATTGCTTGTTCTACACTTTGAAACCTGTACTGTGTGATTAAATCATCAAATCTTTCTACAGCATAGCTAATCAATTCTTTTGGATTTATTTCATATAAGGTGACAAGATCAACTAAAAACATCATCTCAAACACACCATAGACTAATTTATCTTCACCCATATTGTCAACAATTTCATTTAGAATAGTGTTTTCGAGTGCTTCTTGGTATAGGCCCAAGACATTCATGACCCTCACTCTCCCAGATTTCGGTTCCCATGTTGTCACATGAGTGCAAGTGTTAAACACATCAGGTCCATCAATACAACATAATAACCTGCCATGATAGTTACTTAGTTTTATTTCACACTTCTTTGTCAAGCTTTTTATGGCCTTAAGGTCCTGGGTTCTATTTCTCACTTCCATCTCAATTAAGGCCTTTCTCTTCTCATCTCTTACTGATTCAAACACAGATGCCATCTTAATATTAAATCAATTGATCCTTTGTTCCTTAAAATGATAGTTTATCTATTTAATACCTAATGTTTAGATGGTTATTTTTTAGTATTTTTGGTTGGTTTCTTTAGGGAGTACACTACT